GCGACAAGCACTCAGAGCTTGTAGCGCCTGCCAGTGACCAGACATTCTGCCCGGAGCGCCGCGAGCAGATTAGCTGGAAAGAACAGTTTCCGCGCCATTACGCTGCCTTCGCTGAAAACAGGTCAATCCTTGTCGATGGCACCCCGCTGGATGAACTTCCCGGAATTACCGGCAGCAAGGTTGCCGAACTGAAGGCGCAGCGTGTGTTCTCGATTGAGGCCCTTGCTGGCTTGGACGGCACACTGCTCCAGCGTCTCGGACCCGGTGCGCGCGAATGGAAAGGCAAGGCCGAAACCTGGCTGATGAAAGCCCGTGAAGGCGCGCTGGATACCAAGTTAGCGGCTCAGAATGCACAGATGCAGGATCAGCTTGCCTCTTTGCGTGCGCAGATCGAGGCAATGGGCGGCAAGGCTACGGACGAGCCTGTCAAAGCCGAAGTCGTCACCGAAGGCCGGTTTATGGGCCACACGGCCGGGGATCTGCGCCGCTATATCGAGGCGACCAGTGGCACAAAGGTGAAAGGCAATCCTAAACTTGCCACGCTCAAGACGATGGCTGAGGAAGTCGCCAGTGCTGCGGAGATCAATGCATGAGCTTGCTCACGGTTTTTCAACAAGCTTGCACGTCAGGCATAGCTTTAGAGAAACCGGCAGCGGTTTACGGATCGACAACCCGCGAGCACATCGAGCTTGCAAACATTGCTAACGAAATGGCGGCCATGATTGCGGCCAGCCATGAATGGCAAATCCTGAACAAGATTGCGGTCATTACCGGCGACGGGACTACCGAGGACTTTGCCTTGCCAGCCGATTACGACCGGCAACTGGATAAGTCGCAATTGTGGTCTACGTCGCTGGAAACCCCGTTGTCACCAATCAGTGACCGGGATGAATGGCTCGGCCTTGACATCAAGAGCTTTGATTTCATCATCAATGCCTGGATCATCTACGCAGGCGAAATCCACATTAAGCCGCCTCTGGCTTCGGCTGTGGAGGTCAAATACTTCTACCAGTCCGACTTGTGGGGCCTGAACGGTTCGACGCCGATTTCCGAGTTCACGGCAGACACGAACACGTTCCGTATTGATGAGCGATTGTTGAAGCTGGGTATCATCTGGAAGTGGCGGGAAATGAAGGGCCTGCCTTATGCGGAAGATCTGGCCACTTATGAGCGCCTGTTAGCCAAGCTGATAATGCGCGACAAGGGCAGCCGCATTTACCGCATTGGTAAGGCCCAGATGCCGAGAGATGCGATCTTTGCTTATCCGCAGGACATTGTTCCGTGAGAATAGCGATGCAGCCCACGCAGCGCCCGCCCATGTATCCGGCGCCGAGGAGTGCGCGCCCGGTGACATTCCCGGCGCCCGTGCGCGGCTGGGTCACGAATACGAACCTTTCCGCTCCGGTAGATCAGGCTGCGCTTGTTCTGGACAACTGGATACCTGGCCAGACAGGGATCAAGGTTCGGGGCGGATGCGCCAAATATGCTACGCTTCCCGCAGCTTGCACCGCAATGTGGATTTACGAAAGCGGTCCTAACGAGAAGCTGTTCGCAGCGACAGGCACGGCAATTTACAACATTACAACGGTCGCCAACCCTGCGAGTGCGCCCAGCGCCGATGTCAGCGGTTTGACGGGTGGGGATTGGTCATTTGTGCAGTTTGAGACTTCCGGCGGAGATTTTCTCGTCGGGGTAAATGGCACGGATACGCCAAGGGAATATGACGGCACGTCATGGTCTACCAGCACGATGAGCCACGGGGGGTTGACGACTTCGACTCTGAGCCATGTCTGGGCCTTCAAGGAACGCCTGTTCTTCATTCAGGGCGGCACCATGAACTTTTATTATTTGCCGGCAGGTGCGAAGACCGGAAGCCTGACGCAGTTCAGCCTTGCGGGTGTGTTTGGTAAAGGTGGCGGGTTATTGTTCGGGGGCACATGGTCGCTTGATGCCGGGGACGGTGTCGATGACCTTTGCGTGATTGTCTCTACGCTTGGCGAAGTGGCGGTTTACAAGGGCGACAATCCGAACAGTGCGAACTCATGGGCACTTGTGGGCCGGTATGAGATTGCCAAGCCGCTTGGGAAACACGCCATAGAGCGGGCGGGCGGTGAATTGCTCGTCGCGACTATCGAGGGTGTCGTCCCTATCTCCGAAGCAGTGAGCAAGGACCGGGCTGCACTTAGCCTTTCAGCGATCAGCCGCGCAATTGAGCCGGATTGGACTGTGGCGGTCAAGGATCGTTCCGGCCTGCCTTGGTCGATGCTCAAGGTGGCCGAGAAAAACCTGATGTTTGTCGGGACGCCTAGCCCTAGCGCGTCAGTGGAAAAGGCCTGTTTTCTGGTAAACCTGGAGACGGGCGCATGGGCACGCTACACTGGCGCCCCGTGGGAAATCCGGGCGCAGGCTGCTTTGCTGGGCGTGCATTACACGGGCACCGGCACGGGGGTCATTTACCAGACCGATACGGGCGGGTCTGATGACGGGTTGATCTACGTGGCCAAGTATGCAGGGCATTTCAGCCCGCTTGGCACGAATGCGGCAATCAAGTCCTGCAACCTCGTCCGGGCTAATTTCCGGGCGACACGGGCATTTATTGCGCAGGTATCAGGAAGCGTGGATTTCAGCGTGGCATTTCCGGCTGCACCGGGCAGCGTGGCGAACTCGACCGAGGACACGTGGGATACTGGCCTGTGGGATACAGCCTTGTGGGACGCGGCATCTGCTTCCCTGAGCGTGACATCAAACTGGCAAAGCATAGCAAAAGCCGGGTTTGTGTTCGCGCCACAGGTGCAGATCACCAGCGGGATAACGCCCAAGCCAGACGCAGAGCTGATGAGCTTCGATGTGCAGTATGAGACGGGGGCGATTGTCGTATGAAATTGCTCTATGGCCATTCGGATGCGGTGGAGCGTTTTGTTGCTGGCCTGATCCCCAGATGCGCGGACGGGTTCGGCCCATGCCAGGCGATAGGCGTGATTGATAATGAGGGTAAACTTCTTGCTGGCTGGGTCTGGCATGGCTGGGACCCGAGTGCCGAGACGATGGAATTCAGCGGGGCAAGCCTGACCCCGCACTGGATGACGCAGGAAATCCTGCACAAGCTGTTTTCCTATGCGTTTGACGAAGTCGGATGCCAGATGGTGCTGACCCGGAATTCGGCCCATAACAAGCGTCTTCACCGGCAGCTAAACCGTTACGGGTTTACGCGCTGGGACGTTCCGCGCCTGTTTGGCAGGGCTGAAAACGGGGTATTCTGGACGCTGACAGACGACGACTGGCGTGCTAACAATTTCCATCCGGGGAGAAAATCACATGGGCAAACCGAGCCCGCCTACACCGCCTGACCCTCAACAGGTCGCTGGCGCACAAACGGGCACGAACGTGTCCACGGCTATCGCCAACACCGCAATGGGCCAGGTTAACCAGGTCACGCCTGACGGTTCGCTGACCTATTCTGCGACCGGTCAGCACACATGGACCGACCCATCGACCGGCCAAAGCTATACCGTGCCGCAATATACGGCGACCACGACGCTTTCCCCCGAAGCAGCGGCGATCCGCGCGCAGAACAACGCGGCGAGCCTGAACCTTGCCACCTTAGCCGCGAACCAGTCGGGCCGTGCTGACCAGTTGCTTTCGCAGCCGTTCAGCCTCGACAGCGTTCCGGGCGGCGCAGATCGCACAGGTTTCGGCCCTGCAAGCTATGGCGGCAATCTGAGCACGCCTCAGTTCAGTCAGGGCGGCGCACCGCTTCCCCAGACCGCTAACCTTCAGGACAGCTACACACCCGAAGGCGGCTTTTCAGCAGATCGGCAGCGGGTTGAGGATGCCCTTATGGGCCGTCTCGACCAGCAGCGTGGGCGCGATATGGAGGGTCTGCGCACCCAGCTTGCTAATCAGGGCATCAACATCGGCACAGAGGCTTATTCGCGTGCGTTGCAGGATTTTGAGCGCACTAATACTGACATGCGAACAAGTGCTATCCTTGGCTCTGCGCAGGAGCAAAGCCGCCTTCTGGGCGAGGCACGGGCAGCGGGCGGGTTTACGAATCAGGCACGTCAGCAGGATTTTGCAAACCGCACGGGCCTGTTCGGCCTTGGCGAGGATCAGCGGCGTTACGCAGATGCGATGGCGCAACAGCAGTTTGGCAACCAGCAGGCCATTCAGGGCCGGGGCGACCAGATTGCAGGCGCACAGTTCGCGCAACAGCAGTCCATCTTCGACGCGCAGGACAATGCCCGCGCACGGGCCTTGCAGGAACAACTTGCACTCAGGAACCAGCCAATCAACGAAATCACGGCGCTGATGTCAGGTTCTCAGGTTGCAACGCCTCAGTTCGGGATTGCACAGAGCGCGATGATACCGACCACGGATTATGCGGGAATTCGTCAGCAGGGGTTCAACAACCAGCAGGCCAATTACCAGCAGCAGAACGCTAATTACCAAGCTATGATGGGCGGACTGTTCGGGCTGGGTAGCGCAGGTATCACGGCTTCCGACATCCGCCTGAAAGCCGACATCGAGCCGCACGGCGTTCGCAACGGGCACAACTGGTACAAGTTCCGCTACGTGTGGGAAGACCCCGGCACGGTCCACGAGGGCGTCATGGCACAGGAAGTCATGCAAACCCGGCCAGATGCGGTCAGCACGCACCCGATGGGCTTCTTTGTGGTTGATTATGCAGCCCTTGGCTTGGAGATGGTTTGATGGCTTACACTGGCATCAACTTCAACCGCGCCCGTATGCCAGCCCGGCAAGGTATCATCGACCCGTTTCGCATGGGTCCGCCTCAGATCGGCGTAGACGGCGGCTCTATGCGCCAAGGCATCGTCAGCGCCCCGACCATGCGTGAAGCCCTGATGCAGCAATCCGGCCCACAACAGGGCGTTGCTGAAATCCTCTCGCAAGGCTTGCCCGAAATGATGCCAGACCTTGGCGGGGCAACTTCTGCAGCCTCTCGTCAGCGCCAGATCGCTGACATGCTCCTACAGGGCGCACAAAGCCAGGATAATACATCCATCGCAGGCGGCCTCTCGCAACTCGGGCAGGCATTCCTTGCGCGGCGTGCAGGCCAGAAGGCAGACACGGCGGAAGACAAACAGCGCGAGATGGCAAACCTGTTGCTTCAGCAGGCAATGGGCCAAGGCCCCGAAAGCCAAGCCGCACGGGCGCAAATCTTTGCAGACAGCCCCGCAGCTTTGATTGCGCAGTATGACGCGCAACAGGCGGCGCAGGCAGAACAGCAGCGGACGCAGATGCAAAACGAAATGCTTGCAAATCTGTATCCTGAAGGAAGCAAAGAACGCGCCATGATTTTGGCGGGGGTCGGAAACACGGAAGCGGCAAAACAGGCGTTTGCGCCAGCGCCTGAAGCGCCAAAGCCCATTGAAGTAAACGGCGTGCTGGTTGACCCGGTCACGTATCAGCCAGTTGCGGATTTCCGCACCCCTGCTCAAACTGGCAGCATGACTGATTATCAACGCGCTCAACTGGAGGCGGATGCGGCGGCAGCGGCAGCACCTCAGGCGCCCGCAGCTCGCCCGATGAGAGAAGACCCGAACGGTGTGCTTCGGTATCTGGACGGTGCGCAAGAGCCGGTGTTTTCCAATGTGACAACCGCGCCCGCGACCGCCAAGCCGCTCATTGGAGCAGAAAGCATGGGCCGCGTTGCCGCTGGTTTGCCAAACATGCGACAGGCCGTGACCGATCTCAAGTCAGCCTTGGGCGTAAATATTCAAGGCGGCACAGCAACCACGTCTGAAGGCGGCTATCGCCCCGACCAGGATTGGGGCGCTTTGGTGCTTGATAATATTCCGTTTACCGGCGACGTGATTGCGCGCGTTGCGGGCGGAGAGGATTACCAAAAGTTTGATAACGCTTATTCGACTTTCGAGGCTGCTGCGCTTCCGATTATGTCCGGCGCCGCCGTTACCGATTCAGAAGCTAAACGCGCCTTAAAAGCCCTTCGCGTGCGCATAGGCGACACCGATCAGGCCGTGGCGCGGAAGATGGCGAACATGGATCGCATGGTGTCCGGCCTGGAGGCCGCCGCTCGCGGTGACACCGCTGCGCTGCAATCAATTGTCGGTGTTGTAAATTCCGGCAGCACCACGACCGCAGCCAACGGCCTGCCACCCGGTTTTATCGTTATTGAGTAATCACTCAACCAGTCTGTATCCTTCGGGCGGTAGCGAAACTTCTGCCCGAGACGCCCGCTCAAGCTGTTCAATTCTGTCTATGATTGTGTCCCGCTCTTTCCAAAGCAACCAGACATTTGCCGCAAGGATCAGTGAAATCAGAAACGCAACAGACCCCACGAGTGACCGTTGATCCGCGCGCGTCTCGATCTCATAAGCCCAACCGTGCGGATCATTGATCCGTTTAGCCTTTTGCTTTACCTTCAGTTTATCAATTTCGCTGCCCAAGGGGGCTCCTATGGCTGGACCTGATTCGCCTAAGTATGCCGTAAATCCCGAAACTGGCCAAGTCATGCGCAATGACGGGACCGGCTGGGCCAAGGTCAAGACGGCAAAGAACCAGCAGGGCGAAATCCTCATTAACGAGGGCGGGACATGGACGCCGCTTCCCGGCCGCGCTCCCGCTGCGCCGTCCGGTTTTGCGGCTCCGCCCAAAATGTCGATTGCGCAAGCTGCTGACGTTGCGGGCGCGCAGGGCAAGGAGTTCGGGTTTGCAGACGAGGCGTCCGCGCTAAAGCGCTCGGTAGGAATCCCCAAATCAGCAGACAAGCTGTTTGAGATTAACCCGTTTAACCGCTTCCTCAACATTGGCCTTGGCGCGGGCACGGCAATTGCGGACGCGGCCGGCGTAAAAATGTCGCCCAAATATACGCAGGCCAAGGACGCTGAAAACGCTCAACTTGCGCAGGCGCGCTCAGATCGGCCTGTCACGGCTTTCGTGTCTGAGGTTGTGCAATCCTTGCCCTATCCTGGCGGCACGCTGCGCATGGGCGCCCCGATTGTTCGGGAAACCGCTAAAATGCTTGGCCTCGGCAGCCTGCAGGGCGCTATTTATGGTTTTGGCTCTGGTGAAGGCGAAGGCCGCATTGAAAGCGCTGGCACAGGCGCAGTCGTCGGCGGCGCCCTAGGTGCTGCCACCCCCAGCGTTGCGGCAGCAGCATTGCCTGTAGTGCGCGGCACGCGGACAGCGCTGGCCAACGCAACCGACGCCATTGTTGAAATGTTTGGCGGCACAGGAACAGCGGGCCAAGCCTACGCGCGGCAGGTTGCAGAAGCTGCGGTGCGCCGGTCTATGGAGCGCTCGGGCATGACGCCGGAGCGCATCCTTGAGACATTGCAGCGGTTCGGAAACAAGCCTGCGGTGCTGGCTGAAGTCATCGGGCAGGATGCGGTGAACACGCTCAGTTCCCTGACGCGCCGGCCGGGATCTACCCCGCAGGCCGCGCAGGACATCATTGCAGAGCGTATGGGCGGGTTCCCGGAACGCGCCGCAGATGATCTTCGCCAGACGACAGGGCTGACAGACGCGCAGATCAGGGGCGAGTTTGGCCCCGAACTGGCAGCACGGCGCGAGGCAGCAGCCCCGGCCTATACCGAACTGTTTGAACAGCAGGGCGGCGTCACAAGCGACCGGCTGACCCAGCTTGCAGGAACCAACACGCTCGGCCCATTGATCCGCAGATCACAGGCAGCAGCCGAAGACCTTGCAGTGAGCCAGCGGCGCGACCCCGCCAGCGTGACCCCGCTGGAAGTCCTTGACCTTGCCAAGCGCGAACTGGACGACGAAATCGCCACGGCGCAGCGCAACCAGCAGAATGCCGAACTGTTCCGCCTGCAATCGCTTCAGACCGCCTTGCTTGGCGAACTGGACGAGCTAACTGGCGGGCAATACGCAGCGGCGCGCGACCTTGGCGGCGAGGCTCCGAGATTGCAGGAAGCCCGCACGCAGGGTGAGCAGGCATTGCGTCCCGGCGTCACGCGGGCGACCGTGAACGAGCAGGTCGGCGCACTCAATCCGCAGGACCGGGCAGCGTTTGCCTCTGGCACGGCTTCGGTGATTGACGAAAGCATCGCAGGCGGCAGGATGTTGCCCCAGCGGTTCCGTCTGCCGGCCAACAGGGAAAAAGTCGAAGCTGCGTTTGGTCCCGAAGCGGGCGGCGAATTTGCCAACCGGATGACGGCTGAAGCGGAACTGCGAGACCTGGCTTCACGCTGGGGTCCGCGCCAAGGCTCGATCACAGGCACGGTGATGGAAAGCGGGCCTTCGGAAGCCCTTGACGATGGCATCAGGTTTGCGACGTCGATTGCGCGCGGCGACCGGATCGGTTTCATAAATCAGGCCGTTAGCTGGATGCGGCGCCGGGGATACAACCAGCAACAGATTGACGCGATGGGCGAGCTTCTGCTCTCCAATCCGCAGGAAGGGTTGCGTCGTCTTGGTATCCAGCTTCCCCGATTACCGGGCGGCGGCGGGGCAGCGGCGGCAGGCGCAGCGGCGGGCACGCCCCCGCCTCCCGCAGGCGCTCCACCTCCACAAGCCCCGGCCCCGCGCACTGTCGGTGTAGCTCCCGCAACGGCTGCGCCAGTGGGCGCTCCGGCACCGACCACGCCAACCCGCACAAGCGGCATAGTCGGCAGCGGCGACCTTACCAACGCAGCCTTCGGCGCTGGCTTGGGCGGTATTGCCCCGGCTGAAAGCCCCGAAGAGCGCGCACGGAACATGGCAATCGGCGCGGGCATTGGCGGCTTTGCACGTCGCGGCTCGCAGATGCTGGACGATGCAACGCGCACTGTTGGCCAGCCTCGTGCGACAAGCGGCAGGACAGTCGGCGCTGGCTTGGGCAATAACCCTTACTTCGGTCGCCAATCCATGCGCCCCCCAGGTTCCGGTCCCAGCGCCCGCGAGATCGAAACGCAGCAGCAATGGGCCACTGCAACCCCTATCGTCACACAGGCCCGCACAACGGCCCAGACCGCACAACAGGCAGCAGACGCAGCCCTGCAAAGCAAAGCCCCGGCAGACATTGCCCGCGCAAAGGACCAAAAGAAAACGCTGGTATCTCAGCTTCAGGAAGCCCAGGCATCCCGTGCTGGCATGGATACGCCAGAAGATGCCCGCCTTGCAGAAACGCTAGCCAGCCTGACAGAAAACACGAGCGACCCCGTTCTGCTTTCCACGCAGATCAGCGCCGCGAAGACGAGCCTCGACCGCCTGCTGACTGACATTGGAAGCCCTGTGGAAGGCAACCTTATCCCGGTGAAGACAAATATCCTGACCCGCACGCAGGCGCCTCGTAGTGCGGCGGAAGGCCCGCAGGAACGGCCTAGCGTTACACGGTATGCGGAAGGCCAAGGTGATGAGGTGAAGCCGCAGGGGTTTGGGGCGGGTGGGTCTAAGACGCCCGAACGCCCAAAATATACTGCGTCTGCGACTAGCGTGAGAGACTCTTACGGTGAAGAACTATTTGCCTACAAAGAAATCAAAGACGGAAACGGCAAGCCTGTTGCAGCAGCAGACATTAACATTATACCTAGTGAAAAGATTGTCAGTATACGGGACATTAACACACGCCGAGACGCCAAGCGACAAGGTTACGCAACGTCATTAGTAGAGGAAATACAAAAGGAGTTTCCGGGTTATAAAATTGAGGTCACCGCTATGACGGACGACGGCGCCGCTTTTTTCGGCAATCGGTTTGAGCTAGACGCTGACGGATTTATAACGGGCGCAAAAGGGCAGTCTACTTCTCCGTCCCCCGTCCGCCCTATGGGCTTCGGCGCAGGCACACCTAAAACCCCAGAGCAAGCAACGCCCGCGCCGCCATTCTATTCAGCCCTTGAGCGTGCCGTTACAGGCACCAAGATGGCCCGCGCTCCGGGTGAGCAGTGGAAGGCTACGCTTAAAAACATGCCCGGCGTCAAAGAGGAAGAAATTGAGTTTACAGGCCTCAACGAATGGCTTGACCTTCAGACCGGTCCCGTATCGCGTGATGATGTCGCAAATTACGTGCGGCAGAATGGGGTGCAGGTGGAGGAGGTGGTTAGGGGCGAAGGCGTCACCAATGCCCGGCGTGACCAGATACAGCGGGAAACTCTGCCGCTGATAGAGCGGCGCCAAGCGCTTGATGAGGCCCTGAACAATCAACCTCGGTATGAGGGCTGGAGCACAGTATCGACAATTGCCGACCAGATGGGTCTGGACATGAGTGACCCTCGTGTTGACGAGGCATTCTCAGCGCAGCCCGCTTACATCGAATACAAGCGGTTCCGCGAAGAAACCCAGCGGGAGGTGGAGGCGCTGACAGCGCAAATCTCGACGCTGCAAAGAGAGTACACGGGCCTCATTGGCGTCAACGCCGAAACTGATGCCAAATGGTCCTCCTACACCCTCCCCGGCGGCGAGAACTATCGGGAGATGCTGCTGACGTTGCCGATGTCGGAAGGCTCTGTTCCGCCGGGCTACAGACTGTTTGAGCGCGATGGTCGGTGGGTTCTGCGCTATCCGGACGAAATGGATGTGGACTTCGCAACTCGCAACGAAGCTATTGCCTCGCTGGGTAAAGCAGAATCCTACCGCTCCTCCCACTGGTCCGACCCCAACGTCCTCGCCCACACCCGTTTCAAAGACCGCCAAGGCCCGCAAGGCCAGCGCGTGCTTGCACTGGAAGAAATTCAGAGTGACTGGCATCAGGCTGGGCGGGAGCGGGGGTATAAACTTTCAGCCAAAGAAAAAGCCGCTCTTGAAAAAAAGCAGATTGCTATAGAGCAAGAAGTTGTCGCGCAAGGGCATGATGCAACATTAGGGCAATCGTCCCGCTGGAACATTATAGAAAATCAATTAAACCCAGAACGCAACCGCGCCGTCCCCAACGCTCCCCTTAAGCAAACATCTTCTTGGACAAGCCTCGTCCTTAACCGCATGATCCGCAAGGCATCAGATGAAGGATACGACGGCATTGCATGGATACCGGGCGACATCCAAAACGGTGCGCGCGTTGCTGCGGGCGATAACAGGTCAGACTTTTACGACAAGATCGTCGTCAACGCCGCTAACAAGATCGGCAAAAAATACGGCGCGCGGGTGGAGAAGATGCCAGGCCTTGCTGTTGATAAGGACGGCAAGCCAGTCGATTTCTATTACCTTTCGCTTACGCCCGACATGAAAGCCAAGGCACAGCAGGAAGGCTTCCCATTGTTTGCCGCCGCTCCCTTTGCAGCCGTAGGCGGGGCAGGGCTTACCCTTGCTGGCGAGCAGGAACGCAATCAGCGCACAGTTGGCAAGCCCAAGACCTCGCAATCTGCCCGAACAGTCGGTAAGGCTAAAACAAACTAACATGTTCAGCAATGGAACAGGAGTAACTGACTATGCCTCGTGACGGGTCAGGAAATTTCACATTACCAGCCAACACGCAGGCCGTGTCTGGCGATCCTATCAGCAGCACCAAATACAACACGCTGGTCCAAGACCTGGAGGCGGACGCCAACGTCGACCGCCCCATAGCTGCGGGTGGCACGGGTGCATCGACGGCATTAGCAGCGCGTGCAAACCTCGGCCTTGAGATCGGCGTTAACGTTCAGGCATATGACGCAGGGCTGTTGTCCATCGCTGGCCTGACCACGCTGGCAGATCGCAGCATCTACACGACGGCGTCTGACACCTACGCGGTGTATACGCTGACAGCGGCTGGCAGGGCGATCCTTGATGACGCGGATGCAGCGGCGCAGCGCACGACGCTGGGGCTGGCCATAGGCACGGACGTGCAAGCGTTTGACCAACAGCTTCTGGACATTGCCGCGCTGGCTGTGACCGACAGCGGGTTCATCGTCGGCAACGGCACCACGTTCGTTCTGGAAACCGGCGCGACGGCGCAGACATCGCTTGGATACACCGCTGCGGACGTGCTGACAAAGCTGCTCACAGTGGACGGCGCGGGTTCAAGCCTCGACGCGGACCTGCTCGACGGTGTGCAAGGAAGTGCTTATGCGACACTCGCTGGGGCAAACACCTTTACAGCGCGCCAGATTGTAGACCGCACAGCCGCAGCAGGCGCAGGAAACCTGACAATCCGGGGGGCTGGCACCGGCTTTGTAAGATCGTCACTCACGCTTGAAACCGCAGACACTACAAGGGGCGCGGGGGTTTACATCTGGGACGACACTTCAGACGTGGAGTTTTTCTTTGGCCTGCGGTTCAATCATGTGTCAGGCGATGCGCTATCAATCCTGCGCCGCACAAGCGTCACCAGCGGCTCAACGGACAGTGCGACGGCAGACCCGGCAACGGCAACCGAGATTGCCCGGTTTGCCTCTACAGGCATGGTCGCCCGCGTTCTGGCAGGAACCGAAACCACCGGCACCCTGACCGTCGCCTCTGCTAACCGCACAATTCAGGCAACCGGCGACATCACAATTCCCAACGCAGTCTTTGCCGCTGGCGACATTATCCTGATCTACGCAGGCGCTTCTGCCCGCACGATTACGGAAGGCTCAAGCGTCACGATGCGTCTGGGCGGCACAGCAACAACCGGAAGCCGCACCCTTGCAGCACGGGGCGTGGCGGTGTTGTTCTTCGTGTCATCGTCGGAAGTTGTCGTCTCAGGCGGGGCGGTGACATGAGCATCCTTCTGGCAGCTTTCGGGGCAATTGGCACCGGGGCGCAAATTACGCTGGCCGCTTCGTATAGCGTCAGCGCAACTAATACCGTGCCATTTAACGCCAGCGCCAGCATTGAGTTTCAGAGCGACGGCGACATCATGACTGTCGGCGATCTGGGCACCGTAGACGAAGGCGACTGGATTTCGCCGAAAGCCTCAGCGCCGGGATCGTATGAAATCAGGGCGACCCTCGTTAGCGGAGACACGCCAAGCGGCACGTTGGGAAGCTGGCTGGCGCTGACAAGTAACCGCACGTGGACGAACAACAAGCCGGGCGCAGCACCCGGCGTCCGGTCATGCCAGCTCACCATTGAGATCCGACTCGGGTCTACTGTGCTTGATACCACGACCGTCGATCTTTACGCCGAAGTTTCATAGGAGCCCACCATGATCCCCGAAACAACCCTGACCCTTGCCCGCGACCTGATCGCGCTACAGGCCCGAGCCGCTGCCGAATATGCGGTGCTGACTGCTGCGTCTGAAGCGTCGGAAGGCGCGGAAAGCGTGGGCAAGGCCGCCCTTGCCAGCGAAATGCAGCAAGTCGGCA